CAAACTCACGGTCCGCGAGGACCGGGTTGAACGAGGTCCAGCGGGCGAGCGTGTCGCCCCTGAAGGACAGCTGGAATACAGATGCACTGATCGTGTTCATGTCTGGGCGCTCCCGAGGTCAATCTTTGCGCCGCCGGTGTAATTCGTCTCAGCGTTGCCCGCGTCGATCAGCGTCGACAGCACAGGAGCAACACCGACCCAGCGGTCGCCAACAGAATAGTGCATGAGATTGTCTTCCCCTGCAACCACTGCGCCCTTGTACGCCAAGGGGTCCAGCTCGATAGGTGTGGTGTAGACCAAGGACCGGCCGACAGCGCGCTCTCGCCCTGATGCAAACTTTACGCTGCTCATGTGATCACCGTAAATTCTTCACGTTGGTTGAGGACATAGGACAGGCTTGCCACCGCGCCCTGAAAGTTTTCGCACTTGAGCTGCAGGCTGTCACCGCTCGGCAGGTTCTGCTTGCCCAGTTCAATCACTGCAAAGTCGTAGGGCGGAATGTCCATCTGGTTCAGGATAACCCACGACCGGCTATCGCTGTCAAGAAACCGCATCGAGAACTGCAGCGTTGCGTCACTGTTGTTGGTCACAATGAGCGACGTCAGCAGAGCCACCGCCTGCACCGTGCGCGCCGGGTTTGGCCCGTTGGCTGGGATAAGGTAGTCCGGCGTCTCAAGGATCGTCGTGTAGAACGATGGCACGTCGATACGAGATACCTCAAACAGGTTCAGCGGCGGACGTGGCGAAGTAATTGTTGGCATGTCAGCTTCCTAACGCTTGAATGAGCGGCAACGTAATGTTCTGCACGCCCCGAGAAAATGCTTGTCCCTCTACAGTACCACGCTCGAAGTCCACCCGCAAATCATCTCCAAGATAGGTGTCGCCAAGTTCGGTTGAGAAGGTAGCGTAAATGCGCCCGCCCTCCAGCTTTAGGTTTGCAAGGGATGGGTTGATGGCCTCGCCCGTGCCGCGCTGCGAGAACGGGAGCGAGTTGTAATTGACACCCGACCCGACGTAGCTGAACTGCTGCCCGGTCGCTTCCACCACAGATGGGAACGGGATCGTAGGCGGCGTTTCGACGTTGGTCTTGATGAGCGTAATGAGCGAGTCCAGCATTGCCTCAGCAGGCGATGTCAGCGCGCACCGGGCAAGGATACGCTCCTCGATGATGTCCCAGCTGCGCAGGAAGATCGGCAGCAGCTCGGGGTTAAAGAAGTATTCTGCGTTCCAGTTGAACAGGCCCTTCACAAAAAACTGCGACCCGCGGTCTTGGCCGGAGCGGAAGTCATCGGACAGCTGCTTGAGGAGCGTGGCTGCATCCCGGCGCGTTAAGTCCTCGTTCTCTTGGCTGAAGTTCTGGACCACAACAAACTCATCCGCGAGGAGCACATACATCTCCTCGATGATCGTGGCGCTCTGTTCGGTGATAGCATCCGCCGTCGCGACATAGACCGCGCGGGGCGCTCCCACCGGATCTGGAATGCGGATCGTGTTTCTGAACCCGGTAGAGACCAGCGCGTAATCGCCGAAGGTGCTGTTCGAGTTGGCGACCGTCACCTGCCCGCCGTCGTGGCACCACAGGCCGTAGCGGCTCCAGTTGGTGAAGACAGACACAAGCTGCACGAAAGCGTTGCGCACCATCAGGTAGCCGTAGCCATTTGGGTTGATCGCGGTGAACGAGTCGATCACGACCGACCGCAGCGGCGAGGATGGCGCAAGCACAGACCCATCCGCCCGCAGGTTCCCACCGCCGCGCGGCATCAGTGGGTTGCCTGCTTCCCGGTCGATCGGGAGCGACATCTGGTCCTGTGTGAAGTCGTGCAGCTGCGAGCAGTCGGAAATGTAAGGGGAGCGCGTGATAAACGCGCCGGGCTTGAACACAAAGGCCCATCCCTTCTCCGGCGGGTAATCATGCTCAGGCTCAAAGGCCACGCCGTCCATCTTGCGGTACAGCGTGGCCCCGACGGTGAAGTACGCCCACTCAGCGACCGCCGCGAGGCCTGTGCTTACATCAGCGTAATTGGGAGGCGCCTCGTGCTGCAGCCCAGTGAAGGTAAACCCGCGAACTTTGACGCCGCTGTTCAGCTGGAACATGTTATTTTGCGACAAACCGTTCGGCAGGCGCAGCTTTGTAGCCCGAAGGTCGTACCCGTAGATCGTGGAGTTTACGGGGATAACGGTGTCCGGTTGAACGACATAGTCGCCCGGATGGACGATGACGGCGCAGGGCACCTCAGTCGCAGCGGCCTTGGCGAGAGCGTCGCCAATGGTGGCCAACGGCGCGGAGAGGCTGGTGCCGGTGTTCGCATCACTGCCGTCCATCGTAACGTAGAATGTGCGGGCCACAGGCACGGGAGCAGCCCCCCCAGCCCCAGCAGGGATCGTGCCCGCAGGCCACTGGAAATCGCTGGGGATGACGAGCTCGTCCGCGCTGACCTCAAGCGGGGTCGGCAGATCTGTGCGCGCCAAGTACAGCGTGTCGAGATCCGTCTCGTGGTCTGACCCGAACGTCCTGTACCACGGGATGGCGTAGCGCGCCCCAGAGGGAGCGTAAACATCATACGCCTCGCCACCGGCGAACCCGATCGAATACGAAAAGCGCCGGCGCAGGGAGCTGACGAGCAGGGTGTTGTCCGAATGGATGATCTGCTCGCCGAGCTTATGATCGAACCCATTGTACCAATCGACGCCCGCGGTGATCCCATCGTTCGCCGGGTCGCCGCTGTCCTTGAAGCGTTGGTAGCCGATGCGGAATGTGTAGGCTTGCCCGGGCTCCAGCGGAACCGAGTACTTCATCGCCGCACGACCGGCGCCAGTGAAGCGATAGACCCCGCCGTTCAACCCAGCAGTCAGTTCGCCGCCAGTCAGGTCGAAATACTGTGGCGCGTCGCCGGGGCGGAACTCTCGAAATATGTCGGAGATCAGTGGCGTGTTGTCTGGCGCGGGGATGACCCGGCCCAGAAAGATCAGCAGCTGCGTACCAGACGGCGGCGGCACGATCATGGTGACCTGCCCTCCAGATGGAGACCCGACCCCGGTGACGGTGTAGTCAACCCCCAGCCGCTGGATCAGCGCTACACCACGGGTCGTGGTCAAGCTAACGGTCAAGTCTGCTTCGTCGTGAACCATAAACGTAAAGGAAAACACGACGGTGTTTCCATTGCCGTTGTATGGACCTGTTGCCGCTGTCGTCATGTCAAGGTCTCCTTGGCTGCCCTTATAGCATCATTCATCTATCCGTTCCATCCCTGCCTGTCAGCGCGCCTTGGAGGATGTCGAGCATACCTTCTGGGCGGCTGTCCCCCTCATTGACGCTGATTGCGTAGCTGATCGGCTTGGACGCCCAGTTGATCGGCAGGCCTAACGCGAGGCCCATGGCGTCGAGGGTGGTCTTGACTGCACGCCGGGTCTCGATGTCGGTGTCGGGGTCTGCCGCAGCTGCGATCAAGCGGATAACGCCCTGCAGCGTGCTCTCGGTGACCCCGATGCCAGCGGATAGGCTGATGCGGTCATCGTAAACCTGATCGGTCACCGCAATCCCGTAGGCGGTGCTGGCAACGGCACCAGCAAACGGCACCATCGCAGCCATGGTTTTGAGCTGCGACCCGATCAGCAGCTCGAACATCAGCTGATCGCGCTCGTCCTCGTCTTCCAGATCATCGAAGCCACTGCGCGCCAGTTGGGCAATGCTTTCCGCAACAATGGTCGGGATCGTCACGATCATCAGGTAGGCGTAGAACGACCGCCCATACCGACCTGCCCAGTTCATGTCGCTGTTCATCGCGATATTTTTCTCGGTCACCAACAGGTTCCCCATCGCGTTGAAGTACGAATAGAACTTGAGGAACAGGCGGGCGAGCGGCGAAGAGGCCTCGATGCCAGAGACGTCACTGGGCTGAAGCGGGGCCTGCGTGTCGCGTACGACGCTGTCCGCATAGGCAACGACTTCGGCGCGAGCCGCCGTGTCCGCAGCAGCCTCGTCTCCTGTGCGGTCAAGGGCTTCTGCATAAGCGGCAGGGTAAGCGACCTCCATGCCGTGCCGTTCTGCCGCCAGCCACACCGTCGGGTCGACCAAGTTCTGTGCGATCTGCTGAGCAAAATACCCGTACTGCTGTGCGGCGTTTCTTGTCCTGTTCAGCAGCCCGGGCTCGGTCAGGATATTTTGTAGCGTAGTGCTGGCCTCGTTCATCCCACCCGTCAGGCGGTCCTGCATGAAAGGTGACTGCGCGATGATGTACGACCGCGCGGACTGGGTGTTGACGCGCCACCGAGTGGCCGCAACAGCCAAATGCCGCGCAGGGATGCGCGCTGCAGCGACCGGAAAACCCGTGATCTGCTGTGCCGCGTTGACCATGTTGCCTGCCATAATGTGCAGGCCGACCCGGCGGTCGACCGCCGCAGCAACCCGAGACAGGCCTGACCAGCCTCGGTCGGTTGGCGGTGTTGTCACGCGCTGCTGCACGGTGCGCTGCAGCCACGGGATAACCGCGACGTCGATCACGTCGGGGCTGCCCGGGCGCACCGCCTCGCGAAAGGCCTTGTTGGTGACCAGTCGCGCGGCCTGCCGCACAGCCGGGCCGAGGTAGGCAAACTTCATCACCCGGTCAAAGTGCGCGGGGATGCGGGTCAGGTCCAGATCCAGCGGCTGGTTGTACTCGACGCGCGATTGCGTAAAGCCCTTCTCTGCACCGGGGAACATCGACGCGCTCGACTGCTGCGACATGACCTCCTCAGCCTCGAAGCGTGCGCCGTCTGGGTTCATCATGCTGTCGGTGATGGCGGGCGCGTAGCCGCCGGGGTAGCTGCCGACCGGCGTGACCACCGGGTCAGCCTGCACCTCGGCAAAATAGTAGCCGTACATCTGCTTGTGCGCCGCCTGCGCCGCCTGCTTGGTCTGCTCGAAGATGTCCCAGATCCCCTGCACCAGCTCCATGTCGGCTTGCGTCAGGGTGCCGTCAGCAAACAGCCGATCGACAAACGTGTCCCAGCGGGAGGTGTCGAGGTTGCTGTCGGCGTCTTGGCTGCCCCACACATAACGTCGGCTGGTCTCCACATCCGTCGCGCCGCCCAGCAGCAGCTTGCGCTTGTTGCTGTCGTTGCCGGTGTGCAGGAGCGCCATGATCAGCTCACCCTTGGTCTGGAAGACATAGCCGTCCAGCTCAGTCGCGCGGATTGGCCTGCGCGCCATCAGGTCAGTGCGATTGCGCAGCAGCGCAGCCAGCGCCTCTTGCGGCCCCCTGCGAGCCACGGTGTATGCGTCGACAGCAGCCATGACTGGGCGCACAAGGTACCGGGTCAGCGGGCCTCGCGGCTTGCCGTTGTCAAAGTCGCGGGCCCACTGCTCGATCCGGCGCAGGCTGGCTTTGAACGCGCCGAGCTGACGGCGGGTCTCGCGGAACGTGCGGCTGCCTCGGCCTCGACCGATACGGCCCGCCTGCTTCTGCACCTTGCGCCGCTGCCCCACATTGACCGCGACCTCGTCAGCAATAAAGCCAAACTCCACCCTGCGGCCCTCGACCAGAATGCCATGGCTGTCGCGGGCGTTTGCCAACATCGTGTCGGCGGTCTCGAGTAAGTCGAGCGCCTCTTGCACAGTGAGATCTTTGTACGGGTTGTTCGGGTTGGCTTGTGCCGCTGCCTGTGACCGCGCTGCATAGGTGCTGATTGCTAGCTGGATCTCGGTGTAGAGCGTGGGCTCGACGGCCTGCAGATCCGCCAAAGACCGGGCGGGATCATAATTGCGCGGCGTGTTGCGCGCCATGCCAAAGGGCTCGAGCACCACCCGGATCGCGTTGATCCAATCGATTGAGTACCGCTGCGCCAGCCGCTTGTCAGAGCGGGCCGTGACCTCACGCCACCGGGTGCGCTGCGTCTCGACCTTGGTCTGGATGATCGACGCCTCTTTGGCGACCGCCAGATTAAGTGCGCGCTGCTCCATGAGCGTCGCCGCTTGCGTGTAATCGCGATCTGCGATGGCGCGCTCGATCTTAGCGGTCAGGCGTGCCGCCGCCTGCCGATACCGGGCGGGCGTGGCGTCCTTGACCTTGATCGTCCTGACGTACCGCTGAGCTGCTGCAGTGATCGCAGCGGGGTCCATGCCCAGCCGGATCGACGCGGTCTGCCGACGTGCGGCGACCTGCGCGCGGCGCTGGCTGGCGTTTGCCGTTCTCTGGACGTCTGCCCTGATCCGAGCAAGCGAGGCCTGTACGCCCTCACGGGGCGTGCTCGCTGCAGCCTGCTCCGCCTGCGCAGCCTGGGTGGCTGCGCGATCCACTGCAGCGGCAGGCGCGCCCTCCTGCTCAGCCTGACGCTGGGCGACCCGAGCCATGGGCTGCGCCGCGAGCCGCCGCAGGATGCGGATCTGCAGCTGTTGCAGCTGCTGGAACTTGTCGTTTTGTACGACCTCGACTGCCTTAATCTGGAGCGCTTGGGCATCCAGATCCGCGCCGAACTCCTGCAGCATGGCGGCGTCTGTGCGCTCTTTAACTGCCGTGGCTTCCGGCGTCGGGGTCGGGTTAGTCAGGGCCTCGATCATGCTGTAGATGTCGGGGAAGCCAGACAGGGTGGCCAGATCCCCGAGAGGGATGGCGTTGTCTGGGCGCACCCGGCCCGAGACCATGCCGGACGGCATGCGCCCCACAGCCTCCTCACCCACGATCGCAACCAGCTCAGCGCGGTCGATCTTGCCTGTGCCGGTCTTGGTCCCGTCTGGCATGACCCCGCGCTTGGCGATGTTCGTCGCTGCGTAAACCGGCTCTGCCGCGACCTGCTCTGAAAGCTCGTTGGCCAGCGTCTCGCGACGTGCTCGGCGCTTGGCTCGGTCTTCGGCCCGCAGGCTGTTTCCGACGCGGGCGGCCATCTCCGTCCGGGCCTGATCCTCGGCCTCCGACGCCAGCTTGCGCAGCTGGTTGGCTTCAGCTGGTGTCGCGCCCTCGAGGACGCCCGGAGAAAGCTGATACATCGCGCCACGGCGCTCCTGCGTGATCGCCTCTTCGGTGGCCAACAGGCGATCAAAGACGTCGGCGACCTCGGGGGATACCGTCACGTTCAGGCGACGCAGGCTCTTGTACACGTTGCTGATGTATTGCGCGAACTTGGCAAACACACTGCGCAGCTCGGCGCTGGGTGCGCTGCCGGTGCCGAGGTAGCTCTCGAACCCACGGGCCCAGAGCTCGTGGTACACGACCTCGGCGGCCTGATCGCGGCCCGGGGCTGCCGGGTCCATGAACGCTTGCGCGACCTGCTGCATATAGGCGGCCCCACCACCAGCTTCCGCACGCTGCACGGCGGCGGTCAGGCGCGACGCGCGCAACTGCAGCTCGGCGTCATCCGGTGCAGCGACTGCGCGCTTGTTTATGCTTTTGGCCAGCGCCTTGAGATCAGTCAGCCCCTGCGCCGCATTGCTGGAAAACCACGCGCGGGTGGCGGTGATCTGCGCCTCCAGCTGGGTCTTGCCTTCCGGCGTGATGCGCGGGTCTGCAATGTCCCGCAGCATCTGAAACAGGAACATGTGCCCGACCTCGTGCACAAAGGTCGACGGGTCTGCATTGGCAGACAACCTGATCAGGTTGCGTGGGTCATCTGTGGTGGGCAGCCGGTACGCCCCGCGCGGCGCGCCGACTGTGCCTTGCTGCGGTGTCTCGGGTGTTGGCGCTGGTTGCCCCGGCGTTGGTCCGGGTTGCTCCAGCGCAGGCGCGGTAGCCGCCTCATCTGCAGACCGGCCTTCGTTCCATGTGAACTCCGGCATGACGCCCGCCTTCTGCGGGGCGAACACCGTGCCCTCGACGCTGGCGGTGCGGTTCTGCTCGCCGAACGGGCCGTAGTTCAGCCAGCTGTTCTGGCCTCGGGTCTCGCTGGTCAGCACGCCAATGGCGGGGCCGGTGAACAGGCGAATGTGCGCCTGCCATGCGTTCTCTTCACCGCGGGCGCGGAAGCCCGCGCCCTCGATCCCATGACCGAAGGCGTCGTGCACAGCGCGGAACAGATCGTTGGCGGTGACCGGGCGCTCGGCCCCGCTCTGGTCCATCCAGACCAGCCCGGTGTCTTGCAGCATCGGGTTGTCCTCGATGGCAGCCTGCGTCAGGCCTTCGGTGCCGTAGCCGTCATAGGTGCCATAGACCGCCATCGTTTTGTTGGCACGCAGCTCGCGCATGGCGTTCCACGGGTTGCCCGCGTACGGGTCGGTCTCGCTGTCAAAGAAGGTGAAGGTGTAACCGGCGTCGACCAGCGCTTGGTACTGCGCGATCGTCTGCTGGGTCAGGTCTGCGTAGGCTGCTTGCACCGCAGGATCTTGCGGCGCGTGCACCATTTGGTCGTAGGCCTGAGCGATGCGCGTGGCCCGCTCAGGATCGATCTCGACGAACTCCGCCTGACGGCGAAGATCTATTCCGTTTGCGGCGGCGTATTGCTCTGCGACGGCGACGAGCTCTGCGTCGGGGCCAGCTGCCCCGACGACAGTTGGCGCACCTTCGAGCGGCGCAAGGCCTCCGCTCGAATACCCGCCTGTTCCTCGTCCTCGTCCTCGTTCGTCGACACCACTTTCCGGCTCCTGTTCAAAGTAGTCGTCTGCGGGTTCTCTTGCGCCGCTTTCATCACCGATTGCATCGAGGTTGAGCTCAGACCCGGCCACTCCTTCTCCTGCGGCAGGATCTGCACGACCTTCGATGATCTGTCTTGCGATCTCTTCATAGCTCACATCCGCGGTCGCCCGCGCCCCCAGTTCGGCATAGAGCCGCTTTTCATAATACCACAGAACAGCCTGAATGTCGGCGACCGTGAGGTCGACGCCTTGTTGAGCCAGTTTGTCCTGCATCTGCAGTGTGGTGTTGACCATGAACTCACGGTCAGAAGCATTGAACGGCTGGTCCTCCAGCTGGTCGAACGCGGCTTTGTAGACCGTGTTGGCCGCCTTTTCGATCTCGGTGCCGCTCTTGTATTCCTTCGCCTTGTAGCTTGCCACATAATCAGCAGCGTACACAAGCGCCTCATCATCTGACAGCTGATCAGTTGTGACATTCAAGCGTCGGTCGGCGATGATGAGCTCTTTGACGCGGCCCATCCCGGCTTCGGTCGGGGCGGCCAGCAGCGTGCCCCGATAGCGGTTGAACGTGCGCGACCACCAGCGATCCATGGTCAGGTAGCCGGTGTCGCCCATCAGGTTGGCGTAGAACGCGCCGAGCTTGGGGCCGAACACGAGCGCCGCGTAAGGCAGCTCCATGGTCGCCTTGTAGGCTGTGCTAAAGTTTTTACCTTCTGCCTTGGCCTGCTTTTTGAGGTTGCTGATCGTGTCTTTCTTCAGCAGCTGGTCGGCCATCTGATCAGGGCCAAACGTCTCGAGCGCAGCTTGGATGTTTTGCAGGTTGATCTTCATCGACTTGTTGCGTTCGCCGCCGAACGTGACATTCGGGTCGATGCGCCCGTCGCGCCGGAACTGTTCCATGACGCGCGAAGCGAAGCGGAAATTGTCGGCGACCTTGGCACCATCCGAGGTGATGGCGATCAGCGCGGTGAAGAAGTCGCGGGCGGCCTGCTGCGAACCAAGGGCAGCGACGCCCGGCAGGTTCATGTCCAGATCGCCAATGAGCTCGGGGAACGCGCCACCAAAGACGTCGAGCGCTCGCTGGAACTTTTCGGAATACCAGCCGACAGCCGAGCGCTCAGGATTGGCGCGAGCCTGCTCGACCTCGAACATGACCTCCTCGACGGCCCAGTCCGAGATCCGGTCGGCAGCCTCGGCGCTATAATCACCGCGCTCGATGGTGCCGAACTGCTCGCGCTGGCGGCCCTCGAGGGCGGCAGCCACTTCGCGGGTGCTGGGCGCGCGGCCTTCGGAGGGAACCTCCAGAGCTTCTTCGCCCCGGCGGATCGTGGCAGTCTGCTCCAGCACCGTAGGCGCAGCCTGCGGCCCAGACAGAAGCGCTCGGTCTCCAATGTTGTCGAGAATGACCTCGAATGTACCGTCATCAAGACGGCGATACACCCTGATGCTGTCGGCTGTTGTCAGTGCCTCGAGAGGACCAGTGTACTTATCCGACGGGGTCCAGCCCTGCTCGCTCGGAACAGCCTCGACAAGATACGTTCCGCTGTCCCCGCGCCCGTAGCGAGAAGAGGTTTTGCCGCGCATAAAATAGGGCATCTGGTAGCCCTTTTTTGTGCCCTGCGCTGCCCTGATCTCACCGCTTTCTAAAAAGTCGGCGTACCCCGCCTCACCGATAAATCGGTACGCCCGGTCTGGGCGGTAAAGGATGTTGTCCTCTGGCAAAACCCTGTCTCGGTCCAGCAGCCCAGCGGGGGTGCGGACCTGCTCGTTGTACGCCACATCCGCATCAGTGAGCGCAGGCTGCTCTAGGGCAGGCGCAACGGCGGCACGGCCTTCAGTTTCGAAGGTGACCCGGTCGCGATCATACAGGCTCTGCGCCGTCGTGCCGGGCTCGAACAGCGCAGCACGGGCGGCGTACCGCTCTGCCATCAGCCGACCGGCTGCGCGCGACTGGCCCTTGGTCAAGCCGGTGGTGGTGCGCAGCTGCTCGGTGATCGTGTCGGCCAGCGTGTTGATCTCGCCTGCCACGTTCTGTGCTTGCTCCAACACACCCTGCAACCGCGCGATATCAGCCTCGCGGTTGGCAAGGTCTGCACGCGCCTCGGCTGCCGTAGGTGCCCCAGCTTGCGTACGCACATGTTCAGACAGGCGGGCAAAGGCGTCGCCCTGCAGCGTCAGCACGCGGCTGGCTGTGGTGACCACATCGCCAGACAGTTCGCCCTGCTGCGTCAGCTCGTCCTCGACGTTTAGGTAGGCGATGTCGTCGTCGGTCAGCGCGCCCTCCTGATACAGGCGCTCGATCTCCTGCACAGGGATCGACACCTCTTGATCCCCGGACGCAACCAGAAGCTCGCGCACCGCTTCGGGATCGCGGGCAAAAGTCGCTGTTTCTTCGATGGCCGCGCGCGTGGTTTCGAGGGCCTGCTGCGCAGCCGTAGCCTGATCAGCTGCGCTTTGCAGGGCACCGGGGGCCAGCAACTGGTTGAGCTCTGGGGGCAGTCGGTCCGCGCCGAACGGCCGGCCAGCAGCCAGCGGCACTTCGATCAGCGCGGTCGGGAGCTCGGCAAGCGCTTCGATTGTGATGTCTCTGGGGCTGCTGATTTCGCCCTCGCTGGCGAGCTGGGCGAGGGCCTCACCCGTACCGCCTGCAGTGGCCTGCACCACTGTCTGCGCCGACACGTCACCAAGAGCAGTACGCCCGAGGCGCACCCCAGACGCGACGCCAGCGAGCCCGTCAAGGATCGCAATGGGCATCGCGCGGGCGAAGCCAAAGTCTGCGGCCTCTTGCATGAGATCGGCGTTCTGCAGGATGGCGACAGCATCCTCGACGGAGTTGATCGTGTACCCACGCTCCGCCAAGAATTGCGTGGTAGACAGGACGTATTCTCGGCCACCGCCGGTTGTCGCGCCAACGGCAGCACCGAACGGCAGAGACCCCGTGACCCGAGACACAACAATGGTCGCGGCAATGTTTGGCGCGCTCTCGAGAATGGTCTCTGCAAGGAACAGGCCCCCATTTACGGGGTCAGACGCGAACGCATCCAGTGTCCCAATAACGGTATTGGGGGCTTGACTTAGGGTGTTCGTAATAAAGCTCTGGCTGCCGGGGTTTCGCACCAAGCCTTCCGCCTGGGCGACAAGTTCACCGGCGCTGAAGAAGTATTCCCCGGCGCGCTGCAGAGCTGCGGATCGGTCTTCTTCGGTCAGCCCCTGCACCAGATTGTATTGCTGGCGGGCCGCAGCTAAAACCGACATGCGCATGGACGCCGGATAATTCTCCATCGCGGCCCAGCCGCCGTACTGGGCGGCTAGGCGCTCAATGATCTGCTCTTCGGTAGACCCAATATCGAGTGCGACCCCAAGCTCAAACGACGCCCCGAGGGTGGGTAGAGCGGCAATGGTTTGTAGAGTGCCGCGCGTGATGGCGCGACCGACAAGCGTATCCTCCAGCCGATCACCCAGCGCCTCAACACTGCCTGCAACGGCACCTACCGACCACTCTTTTTGCGCCTCTGTAAACGCCTGCTCTGTTGTGGCGAGTTCTGCGGCATCGTCTCGAAAATCAGCGTACCCGGCACCTTGCGTGGCGAGCCGACGAAGCCCCGGGTTCTGCTGCAGCAGCGCGCGGTACGCATCGTTGGGCGCAGCCCGAGAGCGTTCGATGTAGGTCTGCGCGGCGAGGGGTAGGGGGATGCCCTGATCCCGAGCCATCCGACGGATTTCGGCGACGACCTCTGGCCGCACACCTTCGCTGAGCAGGCCGTTTGCCGCAGCCACACCTGACGCAGCTTCCTGCGCAACGCGGGCCGTGTCGTCAACCCCCATGGTTGGCGCAGCGGATGGCGCGGGCGCAAGGGGCGCAGTGTCGCCTCGGATCACTCGATCCAACGCGGAAGCAAAGGGTGACGGCGTAGGGGCTGCACCAGTCAACAGATTTGTGGTGGGGGCAAGCGGCGTTGTCGGTATCGCTGGCGCTGCTGCAGGAGCACCTGTGGCCTGCTGCTGCAGAACACGATCAAGTGCGCCAGAAAAGTCCAGTTCGTCAGCCATGCTTAATCCTATTCACTTGCCGCTTGGGACTGCGTGTACACCTGTTGTATCAGTTCTGGCGTCGGCTGTAACCCGCGAGCTTCAATGGCCTGCCTGATCGACGGGATGCTACCAGAAGGAACCCCCGGCACAAACTCGACCGCCTCCTGACCCAGCAAGACCTGCCATCTAGGAGCCGTGTTCACGCCGTATATCACGCCCTCAGACGTCACGACAGGCGTGTTAAGGAAGTCGGCGTAGCGCGCAATAGCCTGCGCGTCCCATGCCTCACCGGCGGCAAGTGTGCGCTGCTTTTCGCTCTCCATCAAAAGATACAGCTGGTTGCGGTCGGCAATGTCTGCGTCCTTGGCGTCTCCACCGGCGCGAACGCCCATGGCAGTGATGATCGTATCAATCGTGCTCTGCTCAGTGCGTATGCCCTGCCATTTGTAATCATCGACGCCGGACATCGCGTTGCGGGCGGAGCGCTGATCTGAGAGCAGCGTCTCCCATTGACTGGTGTTGAGCCGACCAACTACTGCCGCGAGGTCGTAATCGGCCAGCTGTTCAGCGGACAGCAGGCGAATGCTTCTGTACAGATCGTTGTCCCCGATGACCCGAGACCCGCCGTTAAGCGCTTCAAGATCCGATCGTTGACCCGGGGTGAACTGCGCAAGCTGCCCTGCGTCATACTCCGCAAACAGCGTGCCGTTCAGCGCGGCCTGCCGTGCGCCGTCAAAGGTCTGCTCGCGTTGCTGCGCATCGACAGCGGCGGCGCTTGAGAACCGGCGCTCAATCTCCGCCACAAGATCCCGTTCGGTGTCCCCGTCGAGCCCCATGCTGCGTGCGGCCTGCGTCGCCCCAGCCAAGTCGTCTGGGTATTGCTGGAAGATCATGCTTGCGCCGTTGATGACGACGTCGATCTGCTCACCGTACTGCACGGTGCGCGTCAGCAGATCATCCTCTGCAAGCGTGATGCTGCCGCGCTCGACGGCCTGATCGTAAAGCGCGCGGCCTATCTTGGGTTCGCCCTGACCGACCGCGCGCATAATGGCAGTGCGCTGGAACTGCTCCAGCTCAGTGGCGACCGCTTCGTCGATCAGTCGCTGGCGCTCACCCCCGTCAGGCACGGCAGCAAAGTCATAGGCCGCTCGGTTGGTGGTGGCAGACACCAGCCGGGCCTCGGCGGCGGCCATGGCTTCTGGGGACGCCCAAGCGGTCGCAGCGGCCTTTTTTGCCGCAGCCTCGGCCTCGCGGCGCAGGCGGTTGTTGTACGCCTCTCGCTGCTGGAACTCGTATCTGGCGGTCTGATCGAGCAGGGCCTCGCGTCGGCGCTGGGCAAACTCTTGTGCTGCCTGCCTACCGTTGCGGGACAAGCTGCTCAGGCTATTGTTGTATTGCGTCAGGTGCTCGTCAAAATCAGTCTCAATGCGCTGCGTTAAACCGAAGGCGTCCCGCTCTTGAAGAGCAAGCGCGCCGCCGTTTCCAGTGGGTGCCCCAGTGACGTCTTCGCCAAAAAGAGTGTTGCGCTCCCAGTCCCCAACGCCTGCCTGCAGCTCCAGCAGCAGACGTTCGTCCTGCTGCTCCTGCAAGTAATTGGCAAACTGCACCCCACTTTCACCAAGTTGCTGTAGCATGCGAGAGTTGAAGGTCGTGTCTGGCAAACGCAGTTGCTGAATTGGCGTTGCAGCAGCCTGCGCCTGCATGCCGCCCAGTTGCTGTGCGCCTTGAATCTCGGGGGTGGGGATGCGGATAACCATGCGCTGCTGTCCTTAACTAAGAAGATCCGGGGAGCGGCCACGGGATCGGCTAGAGCCCGCAAACACCTGGCTATCCGAGGGGAGCGTATTAAATATGGAGCTTGCCTGCGAGAGCCCCGCAGCTGCGCCAGCAAGCATTGGGTTGATCGAGGAGGCCTGAAGATCAAAGAGCCCTGCCTGAGCCCGGAATTGCCCGCCCTCGATGCTTGCTCTGCGCGCCTCTCGGTCAATGTTGCCTTTCAACGTCATAATATCAAATTGCCCCGCGGTCTGCAGGTCGCCCATCAGCGCGCCCGCCGTGGTCTCCCCACCGCCCTCTAGCAAAAGGCCGCCACCCGCGATCGCCGCGCGGGCCGCACCGATGGTCTGGTTGACCCGACTGCGCTGGATGTCGCGAGCGACCTCACCTCGTTGGATGATGTCGGCTTCATTCTGGGCAGAGATGATCGAATTATTGCGCGCGACGGCGGAGCTGTATTCTGCCTGCGCCTTTTGAGCATTGGCCTGCTGCACGGCGCTGACTGTTGCAACCGCGGTAGACGCCAAGACCGCTGCGGTCGCCAAGGTAATACACATTATGCGGCTTCCTTCTTATGCACAGTGCCTGCGGTCTCGTAACCCATGCGCTGCAATACGTTGCTGGCAGTCTGGTTGTCGACGCCAGCATACACGACGGGACGCAGGACGTCAGCGGCATTCTCGTGTGCCCACTTTTCAAACGCACGCAGCAGCATAACGCCAGCGCGTGACCCCCGATCTGCTTCGCGAACGTAGAAGGCGTGATCGACGGCGACTTGCACATCGATCCACAGATCCTGCACCACTTCGCCGACGAACGCGCCCACCAGCTCGCCCTTGGTCGCGTAGCCAATCGACAGCACTTCTGGCACCTCGATCAGCCGCGTCAGGATGAACTCCACGCGGGCCTCGTCCATGGGGTAGGCGGCATAGACGCCAGTGCGGTGCATCTCGCGCGCCAGCTCTAGCAGCTGCGGCAGGTCGGCTGGGCGGAGGTCACGGATCATCAGTTGCCACCGACAATAGCGTCAGGCGTGACAGACAAGATGGTCAGAGGTAGCGGGTCGCGCTGCTCGATCACCACCTGCTTTTTCTTGCCCCAACCACTTTTTACCGTCACGTCGATGTTCTCGGTGACCATCTGCAAAGGCGTGTTTTCCGCACGGGGTTGAGCAAAGGCCACCTCTCGGAGCTGGTCCTCTGACGGTCCAGTCCACATGCCACGGCTGCGCTCAACCTCGACCGCTAGGCGGCTGTAGTTAAGCGCCCGGTTGTCGATCGTGTTGCGGGCACCGTAGGTGGACAGCGGCAGCGTGATCAGTTGGCAGGTGTACGGCAAGCCGATGTGGACCCGGCTGGCTGGCGCGCTGAGGGTCACCGACCCGTCGGTGACAACCAGCCCCCGCTCGACGCGCCCGTTGGCGGCGGCCACCACCTCTTCTCCCTCAAGATGAGCGAGCCCGGACAAAGTGGTGACCGCCTCTCTCGCCGCGCCGCCGGAAGAGTAAACGGCGAAGCTCGAGCCCGTGTACGGCGTCCCCTGCCTGTAGATCTCAAAGGTATCTGCAGTGGGGTTGGCAACCGTAAATCCTGTGCCGTTGTAAACGGAAGACAGCGCCTTGCGCGTGGTCCCACTCGAGGTGACCTCGAGCACGCCAGATATGTCGACAATAGCCCCGGCGCTCAGCCCGTGGCTGGGCGCAGTGACCACCACCGGATTGCTAGACGTCATGTGCGTGATCGTGATCGGTGCGTCTAAGCTCAGCCCGCAGTCCACACAAAAGGCGTCCTGCAGATCTTCGAAGTCCCCTGTGTCCAGCCGCTCGATGAAGGTCTTGGTGACGCCGTTGATGACGCGGGACACAGCAAAATACGGCACGTCTTTGTCGTCTTCTCGGACAACCGCTACGCTCTTAAATAGCCCGCGGGTCGACGCCCGTGTCCACGCAAAGACCTCCTGCTCGTTCTGGTACGTCAGGCTCAGGGCGCTCCCGTCGCCGCGAATAAACCAGATGATGTCGTATGGAGAGGGCGCGAAATCCCAGTCGACGATATATGCGCGGTCAAGCAGGTGACGCGCTAAGACAGTGATGTCGCGGCCAGTAAACTTGTCGGTCGCGAACTCGTAGGACAGCTCACGAATAAAGTTGCCCGGGGCCATGTAAAGCGCCACATCCCCAGCGACAATCGGGCGCAACGAAGTAGACCCGTAATAGCTCTGCGGCTTGATGTTTATCGTGGACGGGGTGAACGCGGCGTCAGCCGTGCCTTTGACCCGGTACTCGGCCCCCGTGGTCAAGAACACCAGATCGCTCAATGGGATGATGTGCCTGATCTCGTTGATCCGCCGTGCGGATAGTGTCCCGATAATGGCATCGTCGTCTCGCAATGGGGTGGACGTAGCAAAGTTGTAGAACACCCCGGTCTGTGTCGCCCAGAACCGATTTGGGAACACGTTCGAGTTGGCGTAAATCTGGCGCTGCTGAAAGAAGCCCGTGGTCGATGGCCAATAGCCGGGGCCTTCCTCAAAGGGGTTGGCAGCCAATGGCGCGGTGTCGCCAGTGTCTGCCTCGACAAAGGCGTCATGAAACTCGTCAATGTCAACTCTGCCGATGAACCCGTACAGCCCGTTGTCGTCCGCTCGATAGATGTTGTAGGTGTCGGCGTCTGCCGCGGGCACCCAAGAGACGGTGTTGTCCCACGCAAGCGCGGTCGCTTGGGTCTTTACAAAAGCCGTAAGCACTGACCCGCCCGAGGTATAGGCGCCGTAGTCAGTGCCGTCGATAACCGCGCGGCCAGTGCTCATCAGCTCAAACGTCGTCGGGGTGGGGGAACCTAAAACAAGAAACCTGCGGTCGTTGAGCTCAGTCATGCCCACCACGCCGCTGATGTAGATCTCGTCCCCGTACGTCAACTCGTGCTCGCTCGACGTGGTTATCACGACAGGGCTGGTTGCGGTGGCGCCAGTGATCGTGATGCCGGCTGCGCTGAGGGCGGATAGGCTCTCTTCAAACGTGGCGCGGTTATTGGCGGTCACCTTGTACTTGAGCGTGTCGCCGTCGACTACCCATGTGCCGCCGCTGCTGTAGCTAGAGTAGCCCGAGCTGTCGACGCCCTCGAGGCGAAACGTATTCCCGTCGATCGCCGTGATGCGGTAAGTGTTACCATTGAGCTCAGCCATCCCGACAATGCCCGTGATCAGCACTTCGGCCCCCGTGGACAGCCCGTGCCCAGTGGAGGTGACGATTGCTGGGTTGGCTTGGGTTACGTCAGAGATCGACCCGCTCTGCAGGTAATTGTTTGTGATTGACAGGGCAGTCGGCGGCTCTTGGCTTGGGGAGAACTCGATCTCTGTCAGGGTCCAGTTGGTGTTTGTGATGCGCACCAGCTCGCGAGGGGCGTAATTAGGGTGGACGATAGTCATAACATCGCCACTCTGGGCGAACTCAATTTCAAATAAGTTGGCGGCAGCGTAGGGGGTCACGATCTCATAAGGGACACCCCCGTTCAGGATCTGGCCAGCATAGGTGTAGAACCGCATGTACTGATCGCCGAGCTCGAGGATATAGGTCTGCTCGGTGTTGAACTCGAAGGGGATCAGGCGGACTGTGCCAGTGGTCTTGGCCTCAGCGATAAACTGCAGCCCGGGCCGACTCTTCATCCCGCCGGTTACCTCGGAGATAAAGTTCTCGGCACGCTCTGCGCCAACAGCGCGCTTTGATAGATCAACCCTTGCAGCGACTGCCGGGGATACTTCACCGCCTGCAAAGCTAGGTTGCGTGAGCTTCGCCATTCTTTAATACCTCGCAGAGATCCACCCCGCCTCCGCAGGCTGGGGTGCCTCAAACCCTTCGTTGGCGTCTGTGGCTTGGGCCTTAGCAATCTCGATGTCGGCCAAAGACTTCATGTCAGACATGATCTGCCGGTCTCCGGTCAGGGGCATCGCGATGTACTGGGCAAGGCGGTAGGCAAGCGCAGTGACAAACTGCGGGTCGTATCGTTGCGGGTCGGGCTCCCGCTTGGTGTACTCGATGGTCGGGTCGAGCTGGTTGGTTAGGATGACGTGTACGTCGTCCTTGTTGCGCGCAGTCTCGTACCGGATAGGTGGCTGGTCGTCACCCAGCGGGTTTACAACACGGATGATGCGCAAGGCGTCGCTCGGGTAGGTGTACATGTACTCCCAGTTCCCGGGGGCGTCCCCCACCAGATTGGCGGGGGTTGCGTATTTACGGGCGAACTTCCATGGGTGATCCCGAAGTACCATATCGCGCACATGCCCGAACACCAGATTGACCTGCTCGGCCTCCGGTGTCTGGTCGTTCAGTGAGGTGATGTCATAACGATCACCAATGTTCTGAAGCGCAAGGCGCGCGATTTCGACTTCGGATGCCATGGTCTACTCCTCAGAGCTAGGCTTGCGGCGCGAGCGCACTGGTGGCCTGCGGTTGCTGTCGATGACCGGCGCCGGGGCTTGCGCTCGCTTGAGCTGCTCCTCGTCCACCACCTTTGGCTTGATTGGTTTGGTCTGCTCTTCTTCCTCGAGGATGGCGGCGAGCTGGGCTTTGTCCTCAATGATCTCGGCAGACGCAGGCAGCTTGCCGTTGTCAGCAAAGAAGTCGGGCAAAGAATAGACGCGGCTGGCGTTCTTGCCGCGGCCCATGCGGCCAAATGCGGGGTGGTAGAAGCCGACTTTGTCGAAGCGTACGTTGATAGGCATTGGTTGTTCCTCTTCCAAAGGGTGGCAGGCGGGCCCGAGGGCCCGCCCGTGTTATCAGTTCTGGTTGTCGGGGTAGGCTTTCCACTTCGTCACGTCCTTGGTCAGGAACGCATTGATTGCCCCTGCCGTGGTCGTGGTCGTAGTGGTGATGCACAGAATGCCGAGGTACTGCTCGTAGACTGCACCTTCCATTGGCAATGCGATCGCTGTGATCATGGCACCATCAGCAGTCAGGCCTGTGCCTGCTGCGCCGGTGACGAGCGGGTCGGTGTCGTAATGCACCGTCGCTGAGCCGTCAGTGGCAATGGCGGCCTGCGCATCCGATACGAGCCGGAACTTCACCGTACCGGCAGCGCCGCCGGTGATGATCGCAGTGTCGCACTGGATGACGAGGTAGATCGGTTCACCGCTGCCGATGTCCCGGGCTTCCTGCAGGTCAATGACGTCGCCGATGAGCGCGGTGCCAGCAGCTGCTGCAACGCTGGTCGCATCGGCGAACTCGAGTAGGCTATCGAGGATCATGGTTGATCTCCTTTCTCAGGCTCACACAACGCGAGCTTCGTTGATGGACAGAGCGTCAACCCGACGGATCGGATAGCCACCCCACGAGGTCTGCATCGTACCGCCAACCATTTCCATGGTGAGGGTCGAGTTCGAGACCTTCTCGGAAGTCTGACGGCGCAGGAACGCAAGCATCTGCTTATCCATGTACCAAACGCAGCGCCCGAACGATGCGTTCGGGATCTCCGTCAGTGCACGGTGCATCAGGTCGTTCAGATCCGCACCGGTGGTGAGGTCTGCCGTCAGCAGCGAGCGATCGATGTTGGCGATGCGCACGACATAGCGCCAGTCACGAACCGAGAGGCCCGCGTCCCAGCGATAGTGCGTACGATACGCCTGCATGCGGCCCTTGTTGCCGTCTGCGTCTTCAATCGTCACCTCACCGAGGTCACGCTGCTTCAAGCCCGCCGCCGAGCCCTTTGGCACGATGCCATGGCAGGTGTTGGGAGACCAGCAGATGAGCCAGATCGAGGCGTTGTCCGATCCGGTTCCGCCACCCTCGATGATGTTGTCGCCGTTCTCAGCCGACAGATCATTGTAGCGTGGAGCGAAGCCGGTGAACTCTTCTGGGGCGGTTGCTTCGTCGCCATAGAAGAGGGTGTCCGCGATCTCTTGGTTCATGCCCTCAATATGGGGGCGATCTTCCTGCAGACGGAAGGCAGCAGGATCACCCGCCATATCCACGAGGGCCTTGTCGACCTCCGCGTAATCTTCCAGCATGCCGCAGGTGTCCGTCACTTGGACCGCACGGCTCTTGGTCGGCTGAACGCCACCGTAGAGCTTACGCCAAGTTGGGGTCGGGAGACCCGAACGGATAGACGACCGGTGCCCGGT